GGGGACGGCGCGTGTACTCGGGTCCGATACTCACGGCGCTCGAAGCGAGCAACGCAGGCCGGCGCGTGCGAGCTAACGAAGTGGCTCGCTGGCTGTGCTCGCGCGGTTGGTCGCGCGGTCAGGACTCAAAAGGGCGGTTCTACGATGCACCACAAGAATATATTGACGAAGGGCAGAGATTAACGGTAGTATCGCCTTCAAATCCCTTTACCAACAGCGAGGTAGCCGCATGACCTGGGAAGAGTTCAAACGGCAAGTCGAAGCAGTCGGAGTGCAACCGGGCACAGAACTTGCTTGGATCGGCATCGGTCCGCGCACGTCTGCGATCGATATCTATTACGGTGAGGACGGCCAAGTGCGCATCTTCACGTCAGGGACGATCGATGGCTGACGCTTACTACACCGTCGAAGAGGCGAGCCGGTTCCTCACCTGCGAGCAGCCAGTCGCAACGGCGCTACTCGCGCAACTCGGTCGCGACTGCTCGCGTGTGTGCCGCATTCGAGGTATCGAGTGGCACATTCGCCCAACGCCCGGCCGACCGTGGCCGAACGAGCGAGCCTATCCGGTCGACGTGATTCGCGAAGTCTTTTCGCTCAATCCCGACGTAGCACCATTCGTGCCTGGAGGTGTGTCGTGATCCATCGATTCGTTCCGAAAGTATGGCGCTCAAGGTATGGGCATTTCGTGGTCTGGAATCTTGCAGCGCCGGCTTACGTGCGCGGCAATACGTTTGTGTTCACGCAGGTAACGCTTTGGGCCTGCGTATGGTGTTGGATTCGCGATATATTGCGGAAAGGTGTGTCGTGATCCCGCGTGAGTTTAAACCTCGGCTGAAGCCATTACGAAACGGTATGTGGAAGTTATCGCCGCGAGTGTGCATCGGCCCACGTTACACCCGGCACTATCTGTCGAAAAGCGCAAAAGCTGCTTTCTTGCATTGGTGCGCGGACGTGCGTATGGCGTGTATAACGGGCTGCTATTTCGTCCCGGAAGAAGTCCAATCGTACGCGCGCTATTGACCTCCGGGCAGCGGCCTTAGCACGCTTGAGCCGTTGCCTTTCGACTGCACTTTCATTTACAATGTAGTGCAGTCTTTTTTATTTATTCTATAAGAACGCATAACCGATAGGTGAGTTATGGCACGGCTAACGCCGCGGTGGTACCAGCAAGAGGCGGTCGACGAGATTATCGGGGCGCTTACGACAGCGGCCAACGTGAACCCCATTGCGGCCGTGGTCACGGGCGGCGGCAAGTCGCTTATCAATGCGATGCTCACGGAACGCATCCTTCAACTATGGCCGCAGGCGCGCATTCTATCGCTTGCGCCATCGATGGAGCTCGTGTCGCAGAACGCGGAAGAAGCGACGGGGTTCCTGTCGGCCGCGCTCATTTCGCGCATCGGCATCTACTGCGCCGGGCTCGGCATGAAGGACCGCATGTCGCAGATCACGATCGGCTCGCCGCAGTCGGTCATGAAACAGGTCAAGCGCTTCGGACGTATCGACTTCGTGATCGTCGACGAGGCGCACACGTTCGAAATGCGCACGAAGACCGCACAGAACATCGTGAATGGGTTGCGCGCGGCGAATCCTGGGGTGCGCTTCATTGGGCTTACCGCGACACCCTTCGTCATGAAGGGCCTGAAAGTCGTGCCGCTTGTGCAATGCGGATTGTTCGATTCCAAGGTCTACGACCTGACGTGCGGGCGCAACTTTAATCGGCTCGTGCGCGAAGGGCACATTGCGCCTGTCGTCGCGCCCGCCCTTCGCTTCCCGCAGATTGACACGACGGACGTGAAAACCAAGGGCGGCGATTTCGACGAGGCCGAACTGGCCCGTCGTGCGATGGACGTAACGCGCGAATGCGTGCGCATCGCGCTCGATCACGCGCCGGACCGCAAGCATTTCATGTGGTTCGCGGTGAACATCGAGCATGCGAAGATGATTCACAGTGCGCTGGTCGACGCGGGCGAATCGGCCGTCATCATCCACGGCAATCTAGAGAAGTCCGAGCGCGTCGAAGGCATCGCCGAATACAAGGCGAAGAAGCACCGGCACATCGTCAGCGTCGCGATGCTCACGACCGGGTTCAATGCGAAGTTTGTCGACTGCATCGTGAGCTTGCGCCCGACGCGCTCACTCGTGCTCTGGCGCCAGATCATCGGGCGCGGCATCCGTCCCTACCCTGGAAAAGAGAACTGCCTCGTGCTCGACGCGGGCGGCAACTTCGCACGCCACGGCGCGATCAACGCCGACATTGACGCGGGCGACTCGCGGGTCGGGCTATGGGAATGCACCGATGCGGTTATCGAAACGCCGTTCAAGCGCACTGAAACAGGCGCTGCGATCGAAGTACCGCGCCGCGAACGCTCATCCATCCGGTTCCCGGTGAGCAGCCCGGCACAGCCCGAGCACGACCTGCGCGTCGCTCTCGGACTCATGGAGCCCGATACGCCTGGGTGCGGTTATCTGAACGACGCCGAGCACCTGACATGCCGGCAGTGCGGCCGGCCGCGCCAGGGCTTCTTGGTACCGCGGCAAGCGCGCGAGGCGGGCAAGCGCGGCATCGGTGACGGCGACGGGTACGAAATTCACGACGAAGAAAGCGTCGTGCTGGCCGATGAGCAATGTCGCGTCACGCGCACACTGATCGTAAACGACATGCACATCAAGCCCGAAGGTAACAGCGTTCTTCACTTCGACTTTCACACCGACTTCGGCCCGTACTCACTGCGCCTGGACTACGACCGCACAACAGCCGATAACCGTTTCTACGCGCAGTCGCGGAAGTTTTGGGAACGCGCGACCGGCACGAAGGCGCCAACCGAGGGTTACCGCGCTGTGCTGCTGCGCGAACTCGTGCCGAAACCGATTGACATTACCTTGACAAAGTATGAAGATGGTAAGGTGTTTTTGACAGAAGTTCGTTTTGTTCGTAACGACAAATTGGAGAGTTTCAGATATGACCCGAACTATCGTTAAGGCGCCTCGCTCGCCTTGGTTTTCTGGCGACGTAAAGCCCGTGCGCTGTGGGGTGTACCGCGTAAAGAAATGCTATGGGACGTGTTGGGCGCATTGGGATGGCAAAACATGGTCGCATGGTCGCGAAGATCGATGGGCAATGCGTGCCAACAGCTATTTTCGCAACCCTTACGTGCTCCCCGTTTTACGCTGGCGCGGGTTGATGGATCCGGCCGGGGATATCGTGCTTGAACGTTAAACGAAGTATAATTGACAAATGACTGACAACCTCTTGTTTTTTGACTTCGAGACGACGAGCAAAACGGACCTGACGGCGGCGGGGCTTGGCCGCTACTTGGCCGACCCGACGACACGCGCTTACTGCCTGACTTTTCGCCTGCCCGGCATGGAAAGCGCGGATTTATGGATGGAGGGGCAACCGTTACCTGATCCGGTCATTCGGCACCTTGGGGCGGGCGGGTTGTTCGTCGCCCACAACGCGCCGTTCGACTTCTGGATTTGGAACCTCGTGCTGCGGCGCCAGCGCGGCTACGAGCAGCTACCCGAGTTGCGCATCGAACAAGTGCGTTGCTCCGCTGCGCGCGCCCGCTACAACGGCTTGCCGGGCTCGCTTGAGGGTGCCTGCGAAGCAATGGGCCTGTCGATCAAGAAAGACACGGCCGGCGCGGATTTCATGAAGCAGATTGCGGCCAATCCGGATTGGACGCCTGAATCGCATCCGGAGCACTTCGGGCGCACGTATCGCTACGCCTTGATCGATACGGACGCAATGTACGGACTCTGGTACGCGACGCAACCGTTGCCGCCGCGCGAGCAACGGTTCTTCGAGTTGGACATGCGTGTGAACGCGCGCGGTTTCGGTGTTGACGTGGAAGCGGCCGAAGCGATGGAAGAACTGAAAGAGCTTGCCGAGGCGCACCTCGACTATCAGCTCGCGTGGCTCTCGAGCGGCAACGTACTGGCCGCATCCGAGGTCGCGAAGATCAAGGAATACGCGTCCACTTTTGGCGAGGAAATCGACGATGCAGGTAAAGAAGCACTCAAAAAGATCGCAGCAAGAGAAGAGCTACCGCGCGAACTTCGCCAAATACTCGAGCTTCGATTGGACGCGTCCCGCGCCCCCAAGAAGAGCGCAGCGATTTTACGTGCGCATGTTGAGGGACGCATTCAGCATTCGACCATCTACCACGGTGCTCTTTCTGGACGTTCCACAGCTCGTGGAGCGGGAGGGATTCAGTTACTCAACGTCGCCCGGCCTCGCCCCGGTCGAAAGCCCGAAGATTGCGAACGCTACCTAGATGCGGCCATTCGACGCGACGTAGAATTTCTGTCGTCCGAGGGCGTCGGTCCGATTCTCGCTGCACTCGCCGACGCGCAGCGCCCGCTCTTTCGCGCGACGAAAACTGGGCACGTGCTGATCGGCGCGGATCTATCTGGCATCGAGGCTCGCTTCGCACCGTGGCTTGCGAATGATGAGGAAAAACTCGTCGACTTCGAGAAAGGCGTAGACGGCTACAAGAAGGCGGCTGCGAGCATCTATCACGTGACATACGAAGAGGTGACGAAGGACCAACGACAGGTCGGCAAGGTGGCCGATTTGGCACTTGGTTACGGCGGCGGCGCAGGCGCGTTCACCAACATGGCGGCCAACTACGGCGTGCACCTGCCCGACGATGAGGTCGATTCGATCGTGCTCAACTGGCGCGCGGCGCGGCCAATGTTTGAACGCTGGTGGTCGATGCTCGAATACGCGGCGCTCATTGCTCTCGACCAACCAGGGCGTGCGGTCAATGTGCCGATCGGTCGCGGCAAGTGCACGACGGCGCAATTCGTGCGTGACAGTGTTGCTCTACGCATGATGCTGCCGAGCGGGCGCGCGATCAGTTACCACAATGCACGCCTGGATCTCGAAGCCAGTGCGAGCGTGCCGACCGCGATCTACGACAAGCCCGAAGGTTACGTCGAAACGCTCGACCGCAAGATCCTTTCGAACAACCTCACGCAGGGTCTCGCGCGCGACTTGTTTTGGGAAATCCTCGTCGATGTCGAAGCCGTCGAGGAAATCGTCCACCACGTCTACGACGAGGTGATTCTCGAGGTACCGCAAGAGCGCGCCGAGCAGCGGCTCGAACAGTTGCTCGCACGCATGCGGATTGCACCCAAATGGGCACCGAACCTGCCGCTCGACGCGGCCGGCTATGTCGCCCTTCGCTGGAGGAAAGATTAATGGAGCCGTTCAACTGGCAAATCGGGCGCATACCCGAAGGTTGGGACCGCAAAGTCGGGCTGCCGCACATCATCAACGGCGACTTCACGCACGGAGAGCGTGCCGCGATGCTGCCTGCATCCTGCCTGCGCGCAGCTGCGGGTTCGGCGGCGGCGAGCGTGAACGCTTACTGCTTCTACCGCGACGAGCGCGCAAAGGTGCAAGCATGGCTCGATTGGTTCGCGCGCGAGTGCGATGAATGAACACCAATCAACCCACCACAAGGAGAGACGTATGGCTGACTTGAAAGACACGCTCGCCGAGCGCGGCGCGCGTTACGGAATGTTCGACGAGCACGCAGGCATATCTCAGGCGTTGCAGGACACGATGCGCGCGGCACCGGGCTTCGCACGGCTCGCCGCTGATCAGAAACAGGCTCTCGCGACGATCGCCGACAAGATCGCACGCGTTCTGAACGGCGACCCGGACTACGTGGATAACTGGCACGACATTGCCGGTTATGCCGCGCTCGTTGAGCAGCGATTGACCGGAACCGGCATCTATGCTGCGCGCGCAGCATGGAACGAGGACATCGCGCGGCGTACGGCGCTCATGGCCGCAGGTCTTACAAATCTCGCCAAAAGTTCGGATTAATACGACTTTCTTTGCATTTCGTACAGTTCCGTACTAACATTCAGTTGACCAAGTGCGTACAGGTTAGTTAGACTGTACGCACAATCACTTTAATAGGAGCTTTACGTATGCGTCCGACTGATCTTCAGCCCACCGATTACCGAAAACTGCCGCTCGAACTCTTCACGATCACCGACCTTACCGACGCACTCGGCGTCGACGAAGCAGCTCGCGTGCTCAATACGTCCAAGCGCGCTATCTACACGATCCGCAACACCAACCGCGTTGGCGTCGGCCGCCTCATGACACTCATCGAAGCCGTGCGCATGAACGAATCGGCCTGCCGTGCGCGGCTCGTCGCGCTGCACAACATGCGCGCCACTCGCGAGCAAACGCACACTACGCAAGAAAACGAATAACCCAACATCGACCGCAACTGCAAGGGAGCACCGACTGTGAAAATCGAATTCAACAATCTGGAAGAACTGGACGACTTCATCGCGTGGGTGCGCAGTGCGCGCGACATGTCGCAGGACGCGCCGAACGCCGCGTGGAATGAAGTGCCGGTGCACGACACCTCGGCTGCCGCTTGCGCCGCCGCGCAAACCGCGCCGATCGCTGTATCCGCACTCGCGGAATTCCCGACTGGTATGCCGGCCGACAAGCCCAAGCGCACGCGACGCACGAAGGCGGAAATGGAAGCCGCACGCGCTGCTGAATTGGCCGCACAGACTGGCGCTACAGAACTGGTACAGACCGAACCGCAGGCAGCGCCGTCCGGGCTCGCCAACGAGCCAGAACCCGCTACCGGCAACCCATTCTCTAACGGCACGCAAATGATCGAGGCCGCGCTCGCAGCCCCCGACGCGGCCTCGGCAACGCGTGCGGTTGGCGAGGCCCTGCGTGCAGAGTCGACGAGGCCCAACACAGCGGGCGCGCCGGATGCTGCTGCCTGGATCGCCGCTAAAGAGCAGGAACTGATCAAAGTCGACGCGATCGAATGTTTGCGCCTGTCGCGCAACTTCATCGCGAAGCACGGTTTCCAGAACTATCAACGCGTCTTCGCGCTGACCGGGCTGCCTGCTGAAATCACGAAATACAAAGAAGCCGAGCGCTTGCAGCACGCGGCTACGATGGCCTTCCTGGCCGAGCACCCTGACGCATAGGTGCCGGCATGGCCTATCTTATCGCATTGACATGCCTGATAGTCTGCCTCTATTGCGGCGGCAAGATGATCGAGGCGCTGCTCAACGGGCTCTGGCGCGGACTGTTACTGTTCGGCCGGCTGACGGTCGCTTGTGCAGGTCTCGTTACGATGCTCGTGCTCGGCGCCTACGCACTGTTGTGCGCAGGTGGCCTATGGCTCGCGCAATGCGCACACGCCGTCTACTTCGGCGCGGTCTATCGTTGGAAACGCCGATATGTCGCTGGCGAGCTACGTCGAAGACGCTTGACACGTCGCGAATAAATAGTTACCTTTTGTTTACCAACAAATGAGTGAGGACAACATGATCGACATTGTGACGCCGGCTGTAACGCCTGCAATCGCGGCAATTGAGTATGCGCTTAAAGCTGATGAGGGCATGGCGTTCTTGCGCTGCTGGCTGCATGGCGATTTCGACGTGATTCGCGACGAATGGCCGGATGTGCCGCAAGCAGTGTTCGTTGCCGCCCCCGCATCGGCGGCGCCGAAGAGGGAGCAGCCGACCACCCGTTTCGACGGCGACGAGAAATACAAGCTAGCAGAGTGGACACGCGCTGAGTGGAACGTCGGACGCTGGCTGTCTGCTGCGATGGAAGACGACAGCGTGTGCGCAGAAATGAAGCGCGACGTGAAC